AGGAACGACAACAAGATGACCGTGAACAGCTTAAAAGGGTTGTCTACCCACTTAATCATTTCAATGACTCTGCCAACAGTCGTTTCGTCTTTTTTGGGTACGGGTTTGGATATACGCCTTTTGATCGGGGCAACCTTAGCGGGGACTTTTTTTGCGGTGACCATGACTTACAAGCCAATCATCTTCTTGATGACTTCAGCGGCAACGCCAGGGCCAAGCAGCACAGCGGCGATAACGGCGTACAGCAGGTACTCAATCTTGGTCATGCGCTTAGAACCATCACTAAAGCTAGCCTGAATGCTCTCGTAACGGCTGGCGCAAACAGCTTCATGCACGCTTAACCGCTTGTCGTTTTCAACGACAATTTCCACAACATCATCCATTTCTTAGCCTTTGGGGTACTTGGCTTTAACTGCCAAGCAAGCGTCAATGTACGCCTGCACTTGCGCCTGGTCACCCTTGACAATGCCGTCAAGATAATCAGCGTAAGGCGGGTACTCAGCAGCGCGGAGCTGCTGGTAGGTTGGTGCTGGTGGTTTCGGGCGCAGCGCGTCTGCTTCTGCATCTGTGATAGGCACTGAGCCAGCGGGGAGTAGATGAACGAACGAATCGTCATCAAGGAAATGCAGAGAATTGTCAGGGGCTTTGTAGTGCATTTTGTTTTCCTTTAGCGAAGTTCGTTCCAACCTTGGTATGTTCCAATAGACGTTACTGAGTAACTCATATTTGGTGGAACAAGAAACGGGTACACAATGTTAATGTTGGTCACGTTACCAAAGTTAGTTAAGGCAAAACCGTTGACCGTAGGAGAAATGTTAAAAGTTCCTCCGTTTCCACAGTTTACCCAGACCGCGATCATTTTCCCTGTAGTGTTGTAGTAAGTTGTCGAAAGCGCCCGAGAAGAAAACATATTTTGATATGTTTGACCAAAACCAAAGCTACTCATTGCAGTCAGCGCCTGACCACCCACACCTTGAAGCGTTGATGGCGAGGTCACCCATGTGCCAGCAGTGGCCTGAGTTGATTCAATGTAGCCAATGACGCGGTACGCGACTGATGTACGTGCGGTGGTGCTGTAAATGACGCTGGCTGATGTTGAACCTGCGCTAATAGCAGTGGTGCTAATCAAACCTGTTTCGGTCAAATCAGTGCCGCCTGAAAGGTTGACTACAGCCAGCTCAATCGTGCCTGCATTGTTTAGCGCAAGTACAACCAGACGCGACTGAATTGCGCTGACTGTACCTAACGTAGCGGTGCTTGGAACAACCAAGTTTGCTGGAGTTCCGGTAACGGTTGTTATTTCGCCAGAACTTAGCGTTGTGGAGCGAAAAGCAAGAGTGAGTTGCGTTTGCGTAATTGTCAGTGCGCTGGCGGCAACCGTTGCGGCAAGCGTAATGATTTGGGGTGGTGCTGCGCTTGTTTGAATGCTACCGTCAGAAAACTGATAATTTCCGGTGGCAGTCACTTTGCCCGTGATGTTGGCCGCACCACCAACAGTCAACACGCCCGTGGCACTTAATGTTGTAAACGCGCCTGTATTGGGCGCGGTGCTGCCAATAGGTGGCGGCGATGCAAAGGACGTAGTTAAAGACAAATAGTCAACGGGCGCGGTGATGTTATCTACGGTGTACAGCAGCACATCCGCAGATGTGTAGACGCTGAATTTGTATGACGATGACACTGCTAACCAAATATCAGCCTGGCCTAACGAATTCAAGATGATTGGGTTGGTGTTAGCCGTAAGACCACCAGCGTCCGTGTAGGTTGCCAACGGCGTGGTTGTACCCGCCGAGTAGGTGTAGATCTTGCCGCCGACCAGCGGCGTACCATCAGTGCCGAAGATTTGCTGCTTGGGGGTGGGGGTAAGCGTGGTCATGCAATTAATCCTTGATTAGGGCGTTTTGGTTTTGCTGAGTTGGGCCAAGCATATTTTGCACGCTGCGAGAATAAAAAGTTGGCACATTAGCCCCCAGACCCTCAACAACCGTTGGAATTTGCCCTAGCCGCATTTGGCTAGAAAGAGCGTCTATTTGACGCATACGTTGAGCAGTCGCAAGTTCTTTTGCCGCCATACCAGCCGCTGCTGTGTACGCCCCATAAGGGTTAACAGCAGTAAAAATAGCGGCTGCGGGGGTTGTGGGAGAAAACTTACCAATAATTTTAGTTAAGTTTTGCAACGTGCCACCTTTAGCCGCTGCACGAATTGCTTCTTGTTCATCCGGCGTAAAAAACCGCATTTTTTTATCGTTTTTTGCCAGCGCAGACAAACCTTGTGCAATTGATGGTTCTTTGCCGCCTTGAGACACTTCAGCGCGGGAAACAATATCTTCAATCAATTCTGATTTTTTAACCTTAGCGTAATCAGCGCGCGCGTCTTTCCACGCTTGCATGGCTTTAGCATCGCCGCTGACAATGGCGCTTGGTTGCGCGTTCAATACGTAATTATCAAATTCGTCAAGCAACCTTGTGGCTACCATGCGTTCGGATCTATCCGCACTTCCCGCAGCGCCGCCAATAATTTTTCGCAACGCGGTAATTTCGGCTACATCTTTAGGCGCGTCGGATAAAAGTTCTTTAAACGCCCCCGCAACTTTTGGGTTTATAGATTCAACATACCCTACTTCAGACCGAAGTTTGGCGGGGAGCGTTGCCATATGCTGTTTAAACAAATTGTTGTCAAGTTGAAAACCTGATTTATCTAAAACGCTATAGTTGGCTTTAGATTGAGTCAACAATTCTTCTGCTGTTGGTACTGCACTACGTTTAACTGGGCGCACACCTGCGGCTGTGCCCGCAACTACACCAGCAGCCAATCCAGCCAATGGATTGTCAGTTAATTCGGTTACAGTTTGCCCTGTCGCTGTTGCAAGCGGTGCAGCAACCATTTGACCAATAGGACGGCGCGCGGCCTCTTGACCGATAGCCGCAATACTTGGCGCAACAGTAGGTGGTGTGTTAGCCGCTACAGGAATTTTTGCTAATTCGTTAATTCCTCGGCCTGCGGCTACAGCACCCGCAGTCCCTGTCAGCGCGCCAGTACTTGCTTGAAGAACACGTTCAATAGGCGTTTCAGCGCGAGGCCCTGGAAGCATACTGGAAATAACTTGCGATGGAAGCCGAACATTGCCGCCAGCAAGTTTGTTATAGCCTTGTACCAATACGTCAGCCGCAGGCACGGCCAAACCCCCCGCCAAAGCGCCTACGCCAGCGCCTACAGGGCCACCCAGCATAAACCCCGCCGTTGCGCCTGCCGTAGCGGGGGCTAACGCCTCATTGACCCCGCGAATAGCGATGCCTGCTTTACGCGCAATTTCTTCACCAGTTGACAAATTAGGCGCAAGATGTTGAAGAATTTCGTTTGGTGCGTACCCTGCATCTAACGCTTGCATAACGCGGGGGTCTTTGTCTTTTAAAAAGCCAAAAAGTTCATTGTCGGTATACCCAGCGCGGCGAGCTGTATTGATTTGATCGCGAAATTGATCAGCCATGCACGCCTCCGTTTATTTCTTAAAAATAGAATTTAATGAAGGACGACCCGGCGCTTGAGGGGCGGCAGCGTTTGTTGGCGCAACATATTGCTTAAGCTCTGGGCGATCAAATAGTGATTTACCGCCGGGGCCACCGTACCAAGCATCTTCAGCTCCATCGTAAGTTTTGTTAGCTTTATACCATTTTGCATAAAAATCACGTTGGTCAATATCGCGGTTGAGTTGAGCTTTAGCTGCGGAAAGAATAAATTGGTTAGCTTGTTTGGTGTTGCCAAATTGCGCGCCAGTTTTTTCAAGACGTTGCGCGTCCGATTCAGTTTGAGTGCCTTTTTGTTCAAGTTGCTTTTGCAACACCGCAGAACTAGCATTGGCCAAAAATGTTTGCGCGTTTGTTGCGTATTTTTCTGCGTCTTTGACACCCAACGCTGCCAATACTTTAGCCCCCGCCGCTTTTGTTTCCGTACCAAAACCAGTATCAAAACCACTGTTAAGGATATTTAAGTTGGAATTGATTGCGGGTAAAGTTTTTGCCGCAAGGCTTGCGGCATCAGAAACGGTTGTGAATTGCTTAACCAACATTTTACCGCGCTCGCCTTGCTCTGATTTTTCCGAAACATTGGTCACACTTACGTTTGCGCCTGGTGCGTGCGTAGCTTCTTTTTGTGCGCGTTGAATACGCAATGCGTTTTTTTGGTCATTTGACAAATTGGATTTTTTTAACAATTTTTCAAATTCAGAGTCTGTTTCAACAGACGGAAATACTACACTCTTATCTCGCGGATTGACAAGGCCAACACCTTGAACATTGTGGTAAACAGGTTCTTTGGAAGCAAGCGCAATATCCGCGTCGATTGCGCGAGCGGCGGCGATGCTCTGTGTTGTCCCCATGCCCAACAACATATCGCGTTTACGGCGCAAAGCTGCAACATCAATATTTGTAGCGGCGGGCGATGGTATTAAAGCGTTAGACGGCGCGGCAACAGCAGACGGCGTTAAAGCATTGGTGGGCGCGGCAACAGACGGGGCAACAGCGGGTGCCGGGGGCGCAACAGCGCCGCCCATAATATTGGCAAATTGCTTTTGTTGAAGTAATTTTTGTTTACCTTGAATGCCAATATCAACAAAATGCGAAATGCCAGAATTAATCATTTCGTCAAAATTTGACTCTAAATCAGGCGACTTACCATTCGCAACAAAAGCCGCTTGCATTTTAGCCAGCGCATCGCGATCACGCTTGGCTTGCTCAAGCTGCATTTGAATGTTTTCTTGTTGCAACGCGCCTGTCTTTAATTGCTGTTGCGCGGCCTGCTCGCGCACAGCATCTTCACGCCCACGCTGCACACTATTTGCAATTTCGCCGGGTAGGTTTTGGTTTATAAGACCGAAATTAAGTTCTGCCATTTTTGTTTCCTAGAAGCAGCAAAGGTGTTACCCAAAAGACGTTCCGTAGTTGTAGTCTTGCTACAATTACGGCACGTAATTGCCATAGTTGTAGTCTTGCATACCTTGGCTAATCCCGCCGCCATTTACGCCTGTATTTCCAAAATTAAATATTTTTCTAAAGTCAACCGGATTTTTACCGTAGGCGCTGCCGATGCTGCTAAAAGCGTTGCCATATGCGTTAGACCCAATCATGCCTGCGTTGGCTGCATTGACAGATTGATTAATTAAAGCATTGCCTACCGTGTTGGCGTTATTTGCCCCGGCAGCGTTGGTAACGTTGGTAGATGACTGGCCTACGCCAGCCAAAGATTGCAGTGGCTGAAGTTGAGCATTGCGTTCGGTTTGGTAACGGTTAAATGCGTTGGTGTATTCGTTTGACGCGGAGTTCTGCGCGTAGTCTTGCATGGCCTTGAGCGAAGTGCCTGAAACCAGACCGCCACGCCCAGCGTTGTTGCTGTGCGCCAGTGAGCGTTGGCCTTCCGACAATCGGAATTGGTAACCTGGATCTTGTTGAAATTGATCTGCACCAAACTTTTGGTAGTTTGTCGCCAAGGGTATCAAAGCATTTAGCGCAGTTTGCCCCGCCGCACGGTACGGCGCTTGATCCGCACGCATTTGCTGGTACTGCTCGTTTTGAAGCTGCACCGCCCGGTCAGTGGCCGCACCTGTTATATTAGCCGCGTTTTGGGTAGCATCTGCTTGTAGGCTTGCTCCAAACAGACTTGCGGCAGCGGGGACAATAAACGACCAAGGCATAATTTACTCCTGAAGGCACTGAGCCAATTCACGGGCTTGCGTGTCATCGCCAGCCACTATTAATACTTCATCAATTTCGTCAGTATCGGTGCAATCGGTGGCGTGAATACAGTACCACACAATGTCTGTCAACGATTTTACGCCATGATGTTTATTTGCTTTGATGGTTAAGCAAGCAGGAGCATGGACAATTGACTTGACATCATCAACCATTAGCTCAATTGAACCACTGGCAAGAATAGATAGGTGGTCAAACTTATGCTTGTGCTGCACAAGAATATGCCCCGCAGGTATCCGCGTTTCTTTGGTGTACACGCCAGCGCTAAAGTGATGATGAATCATGCGTTAATACCCTTTTACGCCGCCTGCATGATGACCCAATTAGTGCCATCCGACACCATTGTCGCCCACTTTCCCGTAGCAGCAGAAAGAATTGCTGTGCCAGCCGCAGTGCTGTTAATCGGTACAACATTGCTTGATGCTGACACCAGCAACTGCGCTTGCACATTTTTAAAGGTAACTTCCCGCCCAGCGTAAGTTGACGGGGTTGGTAAGGTGACGGTGCAGGTTGAACCGGACTTGTTGTTGATTACCCATGTTTCAGTGGCCGCTAAAGTAAAGTCAGCGGTTTTGGTGACCGGAGCTGACCCGGTAGTAGCCCAAGTAGGCACGCCAGCCGCAACAGTCAGCACCTGGCCTGTCGTCCCTATAGGCAGCTTTGCAAAGGTTGTAGCAGTGTCTGCATACACCGTATCGCCAGTAGTGTAGGAAGAATACCCAGTGCCGCCGTTGGCTGCGATCAGCGTGCCAGCCAAGGCTACATTGCCAGTAGTGCCTGTTGAAGGGGTCAGCCCCGTTCCACCCGCAGAAAAGGTTAAAACGCCAGAGTTGGCAATAGAAATTGCCCCCGCACCATTGGCAATGGTGATGCCTGTGCTGGCGGTTAAAGTATTTAATGTGTACCCATTCCCGTTACCAATCAACAATTCGCCGTTGCTGGGGATAGTTGACAAACCCGTGCCGCCACCAGAGACAGGCGTTACGCCTGTGCCACCACCAGTAATGGTGTAGAGGTTGTAGAAAAATAAATACCATTCCCGCGTGATATACCCTGTTCGAGGGTCAATCAACGGAACACGGGGAGCCGTGATCTGAGTGACATTGGGCGTTGTAGCCATTATGAATTTGTGGGGCTAATGATTAGCTCCGCACCCATGATGACCGCTTTGACCGGATCTGTCTGGGATACCTCGTACACGCGGTCACGCAACTTGACCGTCATGCCCAGCCTGCGCCAAAAAACCCGGCGGTAATACTCACCAATCTTGCCCATGCTCGACAAATGCTCGTTAGACCAGGTGTGGCCACCATCGTCAGACCAGCGCAGCATAATTTGGGGGTCACTGCCTTGCCCGGTGTTTAGACCAGTGCCTGACTCACAGTTAAGCTGTAGGCTATGCTGGCTTGAGCGTTTAAGGTTGTTTGTACCTGTAGGCAGCGCCCTCCATGACCGCAGCCATTTTTGAATGCTGCTGTTGTCAGCGTACACGCCTAAGTCAAAGGTGTAAATGTTGCCGTTTTCATAGTCACCAACTACCGTATTGCCCCCAAAATTGCACTGACAGTTGCTGCGATGGCGCGTAAATTGACCTAGCGTAGTGTCCCAACCAGCACGTTCGTGCCATGCTTGGGTGGCCACATCGTAGACCCAAGTGGCGTTAGCCGTTGGAAAAGTCAGCACGTAAAACGAATGGCCTTCTTGCTGGTAGGTGTAGGCTAGCGCATCCGAGATGTTGCCGTACTGCGCGATGGCGTACTCAATAGCGTGCGTAGACACCCGCGCCGCAGCGTAGCCTTGCGCCCGGTAGACAATGCCTTGACCGCGAGCGTCTGTGCCTAGCCAGAACAAAGTGTTGTCCAGCTTGGCAACCGAAAACGCGGCCACGCAGCCAATCTCGTTAAACGCGCCTTGAATGGGCGACAAAGGGAAGTTGCTTAGGCCAGCGTTGTACCAGACTTCAACTGAATCCGTACCGAACACCCACATCTGGCGGTGGTCAGCGTTGACCGCCACCACACCATCTGGCGAACCATCAGCAGACGCAAAATCCAAAGCGTTAAACACCAGAGGATAGATGTAGTCACCGTTGGCTGGATTTACCGTATCCACGCTCCAAATCCGCTGGCTATCTGGCTCGTTAAAGACAAACAGATTGTCAATGTACGCCACAGTTGCAGCGCCCGGAAAATTGGAATCTGTGATCTGATCAAAATCGCCCGTTGGCTCATAGTACGTGTAGCTTGGGCCGTTACAAGCAAAGAAGATGACCGCGCCGTTGTCGGCAATAGATACCGGGCCAGTGCCTGACACTGTACCCAGCAAAGTGGGTGTAGCGGTCAAGCCAGTCAGTTTGTAGACCTCAGTGCCGGATACCACATAGAAGTCGCTACCGTTGGTCTGGTGCGCCCACAGACCCCTAATAGGGCCTGTGCCTACAGTCTGCTGAAACTTTAGCCCTGGCGCTCGATTAAAGAAGCCAGCGGTTTGCCCGTTGTCAGGTGTAACCTCGGGAAAAAGATTGACGAGCCGATTGTCCGCAGCGTTGATACTGCGTGCGACATAAGACGCGCCCAGAATCGGTGTTTGCATTAAAAATTCCCGGCGTAAATGTTGTACCGCTGACGAGTCGCCACAATTGCGTATGGCATGGACATAACATCATCAGGATTGTTGATGCGTTTCAGATTGCGCTTGCTGGTCATTGCAATGCGCTGCACTTGTGGGCTAGGCTCAACGCCAAACTCAGGTGCAATTTCCATAGCAAGGTTGTAGACAAATGCACGCAAGTAACCCGGTGGAAACGTCAAATTAGTTACCAAAGTGGCTGGATTATCCAATTCTTCAACCGAAATAAAGTGCCATTCCAAGTCCTGTGTAGGTTTTGGATAAATGGTCATTTCAATATTTGGGAAAGCCATGTTGGTAAACATAACTTGCGGGAATGTAGACGTTACGGTCTTGACCGCAATTCCATTGTACTGTTGCTGGTTAATAAACTTAATGCCATACGACACGCCATTGCTGGCTTTGAAATAAGTAGCGTCATCCAACAAAACGGGGCGATTGCCAACAAAATCACCAGTAGGGCCAAGCGTGCGGCTAATCGTTTCTGACGGCCATGTAAACACTTGATCTTGCGTGGTAAATACGGCTAAACGCTCTGTATCCCAACTTTCAATCATCTGGTTCAACGCGGTCAACGCATCTTGCGATGTTGCCGCAGATGGCGGTTCACCTTCAGCCAATACACCCAGCAATCGCAATGCCCTGTTGATCTGATCGCCAGCGGTAGTGGCCATATCCTACTCTCCTTTGTCAACAACCTCAATACGAGGCCTGCCACGGGAACGCTTCATTTCGTTCACCGTGACAGGCTCATTTTCTACATCATCTACATTAAACCTCACCCAACCATTTTTTTCATCGTAAACAGCTTCCGCTTCCATGCAAGCGATTTTTGTTCCATGAACCAGGTGACGTAAGTAGATGACTGCCATTTAACTTATCCGATACACGTTATAAGTAGCAGTACCCGTGCGATAGAACAGCAGCTCACCAGCACCGCAAGGTGATGTAGAAGCTACCGCAGTAATCGCAAAAGTCATAGTTCCAACCAAGGTAAGGCCAGTTCCTGCTGCAATAGTTACAACGCCACTAGATGTACCAAGATTCACAATCGACAACCTAAAAGCAGATCCGACTTTTGCGTTAGTTAGCGTTGCATCAATTAATGTTCCGGTAGGCAAAGTGTAGGTAACTGCGCCTGTTCCAGCGGTTGCAACAAGAACATCACCTGTGATTTGCGCCACAGTCAATGTCGCAGTTGTGGTTGCTGCTTGAGGCGTAATTGAAATCATATCGACTTCGCTGAGGTTACCGTCACCAAATTGATAACCACCGCCAACTGAGGGGAGTGCCATGATATTTCCTTTAAAAATTGTTAAATTAACCCCACAGACGGCAAGCCATCTGAGGACGAATAGTGTTGAAACCGTACAGAACGTCAATACGGCAAGGCATACGGTCATTGTTGATGTCGTACTGACGCACAACACGCAAGCTGATACCGTTGTGAACGGCGCGTGCAGCCATGTCAACACCTTGAGGCATGATCAAGTCGGCCGTGGCAAACGTGATGGCATCTTTGTGGTAAATCATGTTCTGTGGATAAACAGTAGATGCAGTACCAACAAAGGTCACAGCAGCGTTGTCAGCAGGGAAGCTGTCAACGGTAGCCAAGGCGCTTGCGCTGGTATAGATTGGTGGGCTAATCGCCATATTTGCCAAAGCATTACCAGCGCCAGTCTGTGCAGCAGTTACCACAAACTGTTGAAGCGAACCAGTTGATTCACGGGTTTGTGGATTAACCGCATACACGTTTGCAATGGTAAACACATCTCCAGCAGTCACTGTGTCAGTCGCACCCGTAAGGCCGTCAATGCTGATCGTAGCTTGGCCTTGAGTGCTGACAGCACCATTAACCAAGATTGTTCCAGCGCGAGAACCCGTAGTGTGAGTTTTAATTGACTGACTCATATTGATTTCGTCGTAGCCCAACACGCCAGTACCCATCATGCCGTTTTTAAACTGCTTGCTGATAGTGTCGGTAGGATTAAAGAAACCAGACAGGCCGTTTACCAAACCAGCATTTGCGGCAGGATTAACGGTAGCGTAACGTGGGTTCATTGTTGCAGCACTTTCGTTTAGTTTTTGTTGCGCTTGCAACAGAACCAAAGCGGTAGCAGGGGTAGTGCCAGGAGTACCAACGGTATTAAAAACAGATTTATAGGCACTAGCAACGTCAGCGTCAATGCTAGAAGCAAGCTGGCTGATACGGGGTTTCAGTACACGCTCTGCAAAGTCATCCAATTGCATGGTCAATTCAGCAGATGTGAAGTTGACACCAATATGCTTTTGGGTGGAGACAGTCAGAGTGGTGTACTGTTCGTTGTCGTCCTGAACTTGCAGGGCAGGACCGTCAGTGACCAGAGCGCGGTCAGGCAGGCGAATACGCAGCGTAGAGCCAATTTTAGCGCCTGAGACAGCAAAGCTATCGTCATACTGGCGGTCTACGTTGCGGGTAATCACAAGGTTGTTCTCGAGAATTTCGAGACTTTTCCGCGTGATCATGTCAATGGTGAGAATACTATTAGCCATGAATAAAAGTCCTTAAAAAGATTTAGCGGTTCTGCGCTTCCCACTTTTTACGCTGTCTTGCTCTTTCGGCTTCAATCCACTGCGAATCAGTCATGGCCTTGGTAGACCGTGGATCCGTAGTGTCATAAGTCGCTGCTCCGGTGGAGCGTGCAGTCACTGGCGAAATAGGTGCTGGTGCAGAAGTTGTTTTTTTAACCGGGGGCGCTGAAACCAATTTGGCTTCAATTTTCCCGATCTCTTTCGCCTGGCTCAAGGGTGTCATTCGTGAGATACGATCCGCTTCCTTTGGATTTGAGCCAAGGTAGTACGCTACCTCAGCTCCAATCTCAGAAGACTGGATCGTTTCAGCCATCACATTCGTGACTGGAAGTTTGGGGTTGTACGCGACTTGTTCAAAGTCATCGTATTTCGTCCGCGCTTCTTCTTCAAGATCGTGATAACTCTCAAGAACTGCTGATTGCTGCTTGGCCGCTTCACGTTTAGCGATCAGTTCTTCTGCCTTTGAATATGCCAGTGCTTCCGCATAGGCTTCAGGGCTTTCAAACTGGTCAACGGATGCGGCTGGTGCAGATCTCACAATTTGCGTTTCCGCAGATCGTTGTGCTTGTTCCCGTTCCCACTTACGTTGCTCTCTTGCAAGGCGTTTGCCGATTGCAGCGTCAAGTTCCTCTTGCGAGAATGTCTTGCTTGGCTGTTCTTCAGCTACTTCCGGCGTACTTTCAACAACTTCAGGTGTGGCCGTCACATCCGTGGTTGGCGCGGGAGCTACTTCCGCTAAGGCTTGTTGGACTTCTTCAGTCATTTCTGTGAATCCTAAGATTCCCTGGTGAACGCACCAGTACGTTTTTTACTAATATATCAGATATCTTAGGCAACCCAAGATAATGTTGTTTCATCCCAATGATAAAGTTTTTTATCAGTAGGCATTGGGGTCGGCGCAGACCATTGGCAAGTTTCTTCAATTAAAGTCCAACTTGCAAATGGTTGCGGAGGAATAAAAGCGTCGCGGCCTAAATCGTAGGTGTAGCCAATGCCAGCGTAGTTTTTGCGGATTTTTGCGTTGTACGAGGTGCGTACACAAATTTGATTGCGAATTTCACCGTAAAACTGTTCCCAATCTTGAGACAAGTCGGTTTCATCTTTGCCAACAATCACCTCTGTAACGATGTCGTTGTCATCTAAAAATGCGTAGTGTGCCATTAGAAAGTCACCGTTCCTGTTCCAGCGGTAAAGGTATAGACCTTGTAACCGCCAGCAGTTACTGGGCCTGAGTAGGTCAAACCGCCGCTAATGGTTGTGATATTGGCAAAAGTGTCAGCGTAACGAATAACAACAATGCCAGAACCACCAGCACCGCCGATAAAGTTTGCGGTTGTATTATTTGCTCCGTCAGTATTACCAGCACCGCCACCACCTGTGTTGGCAGTGCCAGCGTTGCCGGGATTTGCTGAACTTGCAGTCCCACCGCCGCCTGCGCCGCCTGTCCCGTTAGAGCCGCCTGAAGATGGTCGCCCAGCCCCAGCACCGCCACCAGCGTAGGTAACGCTTGAGCCAGAGATGCTGGACGCTGTTCCAGCACCACCATTGCCGCCACTTACATTAGTTGCGTTGCCACCAACTGCACCAGCACCGCCACCACCAGAACCTCCATCATCAAGAGATGTTCCAGCATTATTTCCTTGGCTTGGTGATGTGGATGGGGTATTTCCAGCACCACCTGAGTTTGCCGCAAGAGAACCACCACCACTCCCACCACTCCCACCAGCACGACCACTTACTACTGAAGTTGCGTTGTAGCAAGCACCATAACCACCGCCAGCAGAAGTGACGGTATCAAACACAGAACTAGAACCTTGCGTTGCGTTGTAACCTGTTGACGCACCACCGCCGGCACCGCCTGCGCCACCCGCACCAATTGTTAATGTGTAGGGAACGCTTCCTAATACGGCTAAAGAATTTGCTGTGCGATAACCGCCTGCGCCACCACCAGCACCAGCATTTCCCACAGTGGATGCACCACCACCGCCACCGCCACCGCCAACGACCAAATAGTCAACGGCAGTCGGGCCGGAATACGGCGTTGCCCTACCCGAAAAAAGAGCAGCAATATTGCCAAGACCAATGGCAACACCATTCCGAATAGGAATGCCAAAATAGTTCATTGTGTGTTCATTGGTTTGGCGTAAACCGTGCCGCCCGTAGACACCTGAATCGCGCTTACGCGCCAAGGTGCGCCAGTACCTTGTGGCACTTTAAACGGGATGGGTGTGTTTGCGGGGATTGGTGTGCTGGACGTTGTAGCAGTAACGGCTTCACCAACCAAAACAAAACAAGCTTGATCAGACCAGACCACAACGCCTTGCGGCCCCGCGCTCCATGTGCCTGTGACACCAGCAGTGCCAGTGTAGGTTTGGCTTCGAGCCGGAAAAGTCGTGTCTGCCAAAGGGTTTAAGAGTTCCATGATGATCCTTATGCCAAAAATTTCAACTTATACAAAGTCCGCAGATAGATTTCAATAATATTATCTATCAATTGCTGTAGCGACATGTCGGTTTTATCAACCACTTCATATCGACTATCTTCAATCTGACTGAGCGAATCTTCTAAAAACTCAATAATGTTTGATGTTTTTTTGGCTGAATGCAGCGTAATCGGGCCAATTAAACCGTGCCGACCTTGATACGATTCCGCAAAATCATCAGCCGCATCAATGATGCGGTCATAAAAAATGTTGAGCGCCGTGTGCTTGGAAAAGCTGCGGGTGTTCAAGTGAACACTGTGCGCTACATCACGGGCTAAAAACAACAACCCTAAAAAATCACAGGCTTTCATTGTGGCATCCCCATTTCTGGTTGCTGTTGCATCATTTCTGGCTGCATCTGCATAGGTTCTTCACGCATCTGAGGCATTTGGTTCATCATACCTTGCGACTCCATCGCGGCTGCAACTACACCCATAGCAATGTCTTGGATCTGTTCCTCTGACATACCCGCCTGAACAGACGCAATGCGTTTGGTTTCAGCGTCATACAGTTTAATCTGCGCTTCAAAATCTTTGCGGTGCATATCCTGAACCTCAACCGTTTGACCCATATCTTGAATCATCTGGT